CTTCATCTAGGTTTCTTCTAAAGTAACCAGCACGACCACCACTTAAGTCTTGGTCGCACCTGATACCTTTTTTGCCAAATGTTCTGATTGCATCATAACTGGTTGATTCACTATCAATATAAAGTGCACGATTATCACCATTCTGGTCTATTTCTATTCCATATCCTGCACCATCTTGTTGTATCTGTAATGCTGGTTGAGTATTACTTGTATGGTCATCTCTAATCCTTACAAGAGGAGAAGAACCTGCTTCGTCTAGGCTTCTCTTAAAGTAAGCAGCACGCCCACCTGAAATATCTTGCTGAACAAAAAGTCCATATTTACAAGTCATGGTTATTGCATCATAACTGGTTGCTTCACTATCAATTTTAAGTGCAATATTATTACCATTCTGGTCTACAACTAAACCAATACCTGCACCATTCTGGTCTATGTCTATTCCTCTTCCTGTACCATCTTGTTGTATGGATAATGCAGGTTGAGTATTAGAAGCGTGGTCATCTTTAATAATTACAAGTGGACTAGAACCTGCTTCAGCTAAGCTTCTCTCAAACTTACAAGCATAACCACCTGAAATATCTTGGTCAATATGGATTCCATATTTACCAGAAGCATCTATTGTATAGGTACTTGTTGCTTCACTATCAATTATGAGTGCTTCATTATCAGTATTTTGGTCAATGGTTAATATACCTGTCATAGTGCCACCAGCTTTAGGTAGCGCAGCGTTGGCTGTAGTATTTGCTGTAACACCTGTAGCTATATCTGTATTAATTGAGTTTGCCAAATGAGCAGCATCAATTGAATCATCTACATAGTTATCTGAATCAACTGAATTAGCTGCAAGGTGTTCATTATCAATACTACCTGCTGCGTAGTGTTGACTATCCACAGCATCAGTGGCAATAGTAAGAGTTGTTGCACCTGTTACATCACCTGTATGCGTAGCGTTTGTTGTCTTAGCTGTGTTAGCAGCGATAGCAGTATTAATTGCGTCAGCTAACTTATCTGCGGTTACAGCGTCATTTGCAATTTCTGCAGTATCAACGGCATTGTCGGATAATTCGGAATTACCTACGGCATTAGAGGCAATACTGTCCCCAGTAACTGCGTTAGTAGCAATTTTAGCGTTTGTTACGGCATCATCTATAATATCTGCCGTTTCAACTGAGTTGCCTCCGGCTGCTACCGGTTGGCCTCTACCAATGTATCCACCCATTAGGTTATCTCCATTACAGATAAATGAGCATCTAACGATGTTGCTGCAGAGCTCTTCACCTTAACTATATCTCCGGTTTCTAGTACAACCTTACCATCAATAAACGATAGCGCTGTTCCTGCTGGTAAAGGTGTATCTTCACCTATTAAATTAATTACAGTAGAACTTGTCGTAGCAGTTACAGTTACATTTACTGTGTCGGCAGTAACATTTGATACTATACCCCCAATAACCACCGAAGTAGTTGATCCTGGTACAGTATAAACTGTCGCTAAACTCGTTCCTACGCTGTTGTTTGTGTATCTCTTAAACGTGTTTGCCATATATTATTCTCCTAGCCAAGTGCAATCGCCATAGCTATTGCTTCATCTGTAGCAGCTGAAGAACTAGGCACTCCTAAGTTGGTCCTTGCTGTAGCAGCATTAGTAAGATCACTAAGATTATTCGACTTCTCCGCCTTATCTGTGTTTAAGTTGGAAAAGTTAGAATCTACCTCAGTATTAGTTAGAGGTGACCCTTTAGTGGCTCGATTTACTATCGTAGACATAAGTTACACCCATCCGTATTAAGAAGCAGCTACAGTAATTGTCCAAGTTACAGTCATAGTATCATCCGCTGCTTTATTAACAACATCAAATTTAACACGACATAACATAGTACCACCTGTAGATGCATTAAAAATACCTGCTTCAGTTACAGCTCCGGTCGCATCACCCGCTTCAAAACTAGAAACATAAGCAACTGCGCTAGCAGTTACCGTTGTAGAATCTAAAGCTTCTCTCGAACCTAACAAGGTTACAAGGTCAGTTTGCCCCGCAGATTCAGCAGTAGTACCTGAACCTAAAGCCATATGCGTCATTGCTGTCGCTGATGCATCTTTTATTCGTGATGCAATATAGCCTAGTCCTGATGTCACTACAAGGTTTTTCTCTGTGCGCTCCTCTTTCACGTTACCGTCTTTATCTCTAAGAACGATAGCTACTTGACCGGAGAGCTTCAAGTTTTCGTTAAACATAATTAACTCCTATTAAAAAGTTCTGGAAGCTCCGACAAAGTCTTCCGCAAAAAAGGTGAAGTCACAATAACCTTGACTCCGTAATGACCCCGCGTCGGTCAACGAGGGCAATTCTGTAAAAACTTTATTCGGCACTACATCAGCCGAATCTGTAACACCTGGTGTTTCAGTAAAAGGACTTAGCGTTACTTGTAACGCCAAAAGGTCCGTAATATTAGGTTGCTCTGATAGTAGTTTACCAAAATTAACGTAATTAGTATCACTAAATGCTGGGTTCTCAGATATAGTCTTACCTATCCCTAGGGTATTAACATCTGTTAAGCCTGGAGTTTCGCTAAAACTTCTAAGGAAAGCTACTACCCGTGCAAAAGAATCAGCAACCGTAGTTGCGTTCGTAGTAATCTTAGTAAATTGCATCTCTTGGTCGTCAAGAATAGAGGCCGCTGCATCTAAATCATCTGTTGCATTTACAGTATCAGTTAACAATTTAGTAATTGCTAAAGTATTTATAGCATCAGTAAAATTTGGATTTTCTGATATACTCTTAAAAAAAGATAAAACATTCGTATCTGCCAGAGTAGGATTCTCAGCAAGAACTTTAGCGACTGCTTTAAAATCTGATTCTGTAGCAACTGCACCATCTGCAGTTACTTTATTAAAAGCGTATGTGTATATATCTACAGCAACAGGAGGTTCTGTTATTGATCTCCTAAGGTGAGCCGCATAAACATCTGTAGCAACTGCTGAATTGGCAAGAGACTTATAGAAATCAAATACTTGTGTCTCTGAAACTGAAGGATTTTCAGCTAGTACCTTATAAAAAGCCATAACTGCGTCATCAACTAAGGCAGTATCATCAGTAAGCGTTTTAAGGAACTGATACACAAATCCATCTTCTGCACCTACACCGTCTTTAACATACGCATTGCCATCAACAATAATTTCAGTAAGGAAATGTCCTGCCTGAATAGCTATTAAAATAGGTAACTGTTCCGCAGTAACATTAATTTTCAACTGCTTAGCAGCAGCTTTAAGCGCGGCAATTGCTACTACTGATGCTAAATTCATGCGAAATCTTCCCTAATTTTAAATTTTATAGTATCGTATATGGTTTCAATCTGGCCTGAAGCCTTAGTTACTTCAATCTCTCCTTGATAAGTTCCTGCGTCATAATCTAAGTTACCGGTTGTCCAATTAACAATAGCAATACCTTTTTCAGGTTCACCAGCACCCTGGTTAATAAATAATTCCTTACTATACAAAACAGTAGTTTCACCAGCAGCTCTGAAATGCATCTTTACAGTAGCTCCTGTTAAATCAGTAGCCGTACTTGTATCCTCGTCTGTTAAAGTTAAGCGCAGTTGCGGACCAGTATCACCTTGAACATAATAAAAAGTTTCTATAGTTGCCATTTGTCCTCCTAGTCAGCAAAGCCAATTGAAGCGACACGAAGGTTAATTCTTCGAGTGTCTCGCCCTTTAGCGTTAGTAATACCGCGATTAAACTCAAATTTGTGTTGCAATGATAATTCGGGGTTACTCCATTCTTTATTTGGGATCTCCGCAAGTCTAGCAATTGCACCTGATGCAATAGCGCGGCCATGTGCATCATAAATAAACTCTTCTACTCCAGTAGCAGATAATTTTGGTTTAAGTACTGTTACCCCGGTAAATGTATATTTACCATCTGGAGTTGGGTATAAACGAACATGATCGTCATTAAGAATAGATACATAAATAGGTGCCCCTTTAACAGCAGAACCATCTTGATTTATAGGGACACTAAAATGCTTATCAGATACATGTGTTAAAGGACTTCCATTTACATAGAAAAATAACATGTTTTCTAAAAGAGTCCCCGAAGGAACATCAATTTTATAATCTGCTGAATTATTGTTCGTAAAATCTGGGTCTATATTAAAACGCCATACCTCACTTTTACCACAAAACTCAGCAGCAGATTCTTTTAAATGCGCTTCAATAACAACCTCAGGACACCCAGGTACATACGGTTGTATATAAGGGTAAAAAGATACCCACTTAGTAGTGGCCATTTACACGTCCTCCGTTGGAGCGGTACCAATATCGCTCTGTGTTTT